ACCTTTAAAGATAATTGATGAACCTGTCTTTAGATTCATTATTTCATCCTTAGTTATCCTAAAATCATCGTGTACACCCATTAAATTAATCTTCTCTATAAATTCTGGTATAATAGAAGTGTGTGCCGACATCATTGTATAACGTGAGAATAGTATCTTATGCCCAGATTCATAGGTTAAGTTAAGTAGGAATACGTTAATTCCGAAAGACTTTCCAGAACCACGTTATCGTCCCCCAGTTGTGATAAAGTACCTTGACTTATTCACAAAAATGGGGATATATTTTTTATGTATGTTAATATTATTCATTTATTGTATTACTATTTTTCTTTATTAAAAATCTACTGACACCAGTCTGTTTAGAAGCTTGTCTTATTGAATTATAAACAACTCCTTTGTACTCAATTTTTTGACCGTGTAATTTACTTTTATATTCTAAAAACTCTTTACTATGTTTCATTCCATAAGCAGGATTAGATTTACCTGTTCTACCATACATTCCATTTTTTTTACCTATTACCCCTTCACTAATTTTTTTTCTAACCTCGATTCTTTTTGCAGGATTATTTTCTCCTGACCATTTTTTAGATTGAAACTCCCTTAATTCAGCATACTTTTTACTGTCTCTATATTTAGAATTTATATTGTTATTCATTAAGTGAAATGCAGCGGAAGATTGTTTGTCTCTATAATGTAAAAACAAAAGATAGTGTGCTAAATAATGTTCTCTTGCAGTAAGTAAAACTAAATTGTCTTCAGAATCATCTCCACCCATCCATTTAGGTTGAATATGATGAAGCTCGTAGTAACTATCCTTTTTACTCCTGTTCATAGACTTTCTGGTGTGACATAAATCGTGATATATCTTTATATTATTCATCTTCTTTTGGTGTTACATCTATAATTTTATCTTTTACTTTCTTGCCAATATCACTATCTCCAAAGAAGTTTATAGTAGGTGCTTGTACCTTATTAGTAGTAGATTCTTTTTCTTCTCCATAAGCAAAGTCTAATAGTAGTTTCATATGATTGTAGCTACCTTCTTCTGCTTTCTTAGCTAAACTTTCAAATGCATTTACTTCACTACCAAAAACATTCTTTATAGCTTTCTTAGCGTATAGTTTCTTTCTGTTCTTCTTAGCAGTATTTAATGCAGGTTTATTAGACCTCTCTTTTTCTGGAACAGGAAGTTTAGGAATAGACTTTTTACGACTATTCCCTTTCCTTCCATCTGTGTCTTTTATTTCAGTTGATTTACTCATACTATGGTAACTTAGTTTTTAGTATTCTGTTTTTGCTAAGATATAATTGTTTTAATTATTTTAGCTATAAAAATCAAAACAACATATATTATAGAGATAACCATAAGTAAATTAAAGGTATATTCTATTGATTTTAATATTGCTTTTTTAAGTTTCTCCATAATTACCTATCTATCTCCTGTCTAATATATTCCTTTTGTTTATATTCTTCGTAAGCAATCTCTCTCTGTAAGTAGTCTAATGCTTTACGTAAGTCTTGTAATTCATTATCTTTTTTTCCTGCTCTACAAATGTATTTTAGAACATTAAACCTAAAGAAGTTTAGATTATAGTTAGTACCTACATCAATTAAATCATAATCTTTACCACTATCATAGTGTACTTGTGTTGCTCTCATAATTTTATAATAATTCTTTTATTGGTAATAAAATACCTTTACTGGTATCGTTATCTCCCCCTTTTTTATCTCTATCTGTATTTAAGTATTTCCTACACAAACTCTTTAATTGCTCTGTCTTTATTAAGTGAAAAGTATCATTAACGAAAGCGAAACAATAATAATCTGAATGAGATGTGCTAATACCACTTAATTTACCTCTTGAAAAATACTCTACATACACATTCCCTGTATCTAAAGCTCTTAAATCATACTTAACCTCTATTGTCTTGTTGTTAAATACATCTCCAAGTTCATCTTCCTTAATTTGACCTACTTTTAAGTCATATTTAAAGTCATTGTTATAATTCATAACACTAAATTAAAGAACTATATCCTTCTATAACCTCACATCTATCTTCTACCTTCCATTCCCAAGATTTAACTCTTAACCTAACCAACTCTAATATTTCTGCTCTTTTATTGTCTTTTAAGGTGTCTATAATGGCTTGTAACTCATCTTTATCGATTTTAGGTACTACCTTATCATTTTCTTTTTTAAGCTTCTCAGACATCCTAATTTCCTTTTCTTTTATTTTATTATGTCTTTTGAATTTATCTTTAAAATATAAATCGTATGCTTCTCTAAAATAATCATAGGTTTCATAGTATATGTCTATCTTTTTAAAAGAGATGTATATAGAACTTCTATCTTTCTTTGTATCATTTTCTTCAAAGAAATCTGAAATCTCTCTATCATTCATATTGTTTTTATATCTTAATACTTTATAGAATAAGGTTCTTAAAACAACGTTTCTTGTTTTTCTGTCTGTTGCATACAAATCCACATTGTGTAGTTCTATAAATTCTTTTCCTAATTCTGCTGCTTGTTTTTTATTGTATGTTTCCATAATATTTGTTTTTTAATTGTTACCACAAGGGCATAGGCGACTTCTACACCCAAGTAATAACACTACAGTTATTTTATTTTTAAAAAAGGAGAGGCTTCGGGTCTTTCAGGGTTACAGGATTGCCGACCTTACTACAAACCCTTTTTCAATGGTGTCGAGCCTAACTGCTTCACTACCTCTCCTTAAATTTATTCTTTGTAATATTCTTTTATAGTCTCAGAGTTGAAACCAATAGCTATTAACATACTTAACCACATTTCGTGTAATTCATTTATATTAACATCTGAATAGTCTCTCTCAATACTTATTTTTGTATCATAATGTTCTACTGTCAATTTAAAAGGTTTATCAATCATATCTTTATTATTTAATTATTTTAAACATTATTCAAATAATCACAGTACATTTTTGCCTGTTCTTCGCTATGCATAAAGAAAACTACTTCTAAACCTTTGCCATCGAGTACTGCCTTACCTTGTTTTCTACCAACTCTAAAAGGTGGTGTATATTTGTTAGCATCATAACGTTTCACAACATCGGTTATAGTTAATTTCTTTTCAAGTGCTTCTATATAGCCTTTTAATTTATTGCTTTCGTTTTCAAGTTCTCTAACCTTACTTATAACTAAAGTTAATTGCTCTTTATGGTATATTTTTGCATAAGCCTTTATGTCTGCTTTATGGCACTTAAACCAATGCTTATCACTATCATCTACATAGGTTAGTATTTTATCTAAAAACTTTTCACTTTCTGTCATATCTATTTATTTTTTAATTACTATTCTTTTGCACCGTTTTCTTTTAATATCTTGTCAGTCAATTCTGTTACCTTTTGCCTATCCATAGAATAAGCGCCTACAACTTCTTGTATCTTTATAAAATCGCTAAAGTCAAAGTCATTTAATAAAAACGAGATAAAGTCCATACTGTTAGATACTAGCTTGTCGCTCATTTCGTCGTCGTCTGTTTTTTCTATTTCGTTATAGTAAACTGTTTCAATATCTATTAAATCTTCAATAGTTCTTTTAACATTCTTTTTTACTCTATGTTTAAATACACCTAACTGACTGCATTCTTCTAAAAAATGTAAGTTAATAAAAGATGTTAGTATTGCTCCAGATATGTTTTCTATTTGTTTATCTGTGTATTTTATCATTGTATGTACCAATTTATTTGCTCGTTATAGCTTTCGTATTCGTAATATTGTTTTGTTAATTCTATTTGATAATCTAATAAATTATTAAGATGTTCGTATATAAATTTAACATCCTCATCTGTTAATTTAACTTCTTTGTCATAAACCCAAATATCTGTTTTTAATGTTTCATCTTCTAAAGATAAGTCTATTAAGTAATCGTTATTATAAAGATACAAAGATACTCTATTTGGTAGTGGTCTATATAAGTGGCTTACATCTGTATCAAATTCAGGTTCTATAAGCCTAATCATATTTTTTAAACTTTTTTTCATAATATTGCTTTTAGGATTAATTATAGTGATTTATTAAATTCCTCATTTGTCAAAGTGTTTTTAAACTCTATTATTGCTTGTTGTTGTGCAGTAATTAAAGATATTTCTATTTCCTTTTCTAATATCTTTAAAAGGTTAAATAAAAAGTCTTTGTTAGTTGTACTTGCGTAGTCTTTTAATGTTTCTAATGTTCGTGTGTGTCTCATAATATTTGTTTTTAATTATTTTTAATTATGATACAAATCTACAAAATATAAATAATACAAAAAAACTTTTTAACATATTTTAACATTTCTTTAACATTTAAACAAAAAAAGGGATAGCAAATCGCCACCCCCTTAACATCTGAGAACTATATCTTATATATCTTCGTAATTTAATTTACTTAAATCATTATCTTTCTTAATGTCATTTATCTTAACCATAACTTTTGTAAAGTTATCCATTTTAAACCACTTTATAGCTTTATTTACACCAGCACAAGCTAAATAGTTCTCATTCTCCTCATAATGCTCTAAAATCTCCTTTAGAATACTTAAAGGTAAACCTTCTTGTATCTCTAACAACGCACTTGTAAAGTACTTCTCTACAACTTCTTTATCACTATCGCTTAATATTGTCATAACAGTCTGTTTTTAATTTTAATAAAGACCTTGCTTGGGTAAACGTATCCTTAGCATCATCTCCATACACCTCTTTATAAAGTCTGTAAGTCTTATTAAACATAGAATACTCCGTTTTAGACTCTTTAAACAACTTTGAAGCATAAACCTTACCATACCCCTTACAAACCTTTATATTGTCTGCTGAATCGCCTACAATCATCTGAGAATAGAAGTTTCTATAAGCTTCTTCTTCTGAAATTTTAACAAGCTCTCTTTTCTTATAGTTATAATCATAAAACCAACAAGGAAATTGCTTATAATCTTTATCTAAAGACATAATAATAACAGAATCCACACCATTCTTCTCAACTTCTTCTGCCCATAATGTAGCTACAACATCATCAGTCTCTACACCATCTCCCCAAACAGAATTATAAGACAATTTCACTACCTCGTGAAGTTCTTTTAATATATCTGGTCTTTTTTGAGTTCTATTTAGCTTATATGTAGGTGTAATATCTTTTCTGAAGTTATTTTTAGAACCATTACATATAACGAAGTCATCAACAGATACCTGCTCCTCTAAAAACGAAAGTAACTTACTCATACTCTCTGAAAACTTGTTAAAAGCAATTTCTACATCTGTTTCAAACAAATCATCTTCGTTTTCCCTATCTTCCTTCCTCTTAAAGCAAGAAGCGTATATTAAACTGTCTGCATCAAATATTACCTTCATATTTTGTTTTTATTTCAGCAAATCTACAAAATTATTTGTATAGTTCCAAATATTTTTTAAGATTCCTTACTATTCTTGAAACACAAGAAGAACAACTCGTCTTATTACTTTCGTTTTGATTAAATATAAAGTTGTAAATGTCAATTAACCTGACTTTATCATCAATATTTACTCTATTTGTTCTTTTATTAAAGAAATTGATTAAGTAATCATAATCTTCCTCAGAAACACACTTTACATTTTTGTAGGTAAATACTTTATTTAACTTCTCTTTACGTTCATCACATCCACAATCTTCTCCAGCAATAAACTTAACCGCTTTCTTTATTCCTGTAGCTGTAGTAATCTTTTCTATAGTATCTCCTAATCCTTTAGGTTGTTTCTCCACATTCTCTTTCAACTTATTATAGTTTTCTGATGTTTGTTTAGATTTCCATTGCTTATACTCTCTATAGTCCTTACTTCTTTTGTCTATTGTTTCATAATAGCCTTTTTGCTCTAATTCTGTGTAATATTTGTTGTCTTTCATATCTTGTCAAAATCTTGGTTAAAATAATCTAATATATCTTCTGATAAATGTTCTCTTAATATCTCTCTTTGGTTTATTATTGAATTATGTATTGATGTTAAACCTATGTTAGCTCCCTTTGATATAGCTCTTAAAGATAAGCCTTGCATAAAGTATAAATCAAAAAGCCTTCTATCATAAACAGTCCATTTAGACGTTATTTTATTTATCTTTTCTATTAAAGTACTAAAAGCATCATCTTCTGTTTGATTATATTCATCTAACTCAACCTCATCGTTATCGTATATCTCATAAAATATACTTTTCCTCTTTTCTTTTAATGAATCGTAATATAAATTCCTTAATGTAACCCATACAAAGTACCTATTTACATCATCCCCATACATTATCCTACTCTCATTCTTAATAAGCTTGTTTAGCTTTATATACATATCCTGAACTAAATCTTCTGCATCATAAACCTTACACCCTAAGTTTACAAGCATCTTTATCCAAGTAGTGTGGTGTTTTGCTAATTTTTCTAACATTATATTTCTTTAATTAAAACTTCAACTCTTGGATTACTCCTATCTAAATCTGTAGGCAATATAGTCTCTTTCTTTACATAAAAATCATTATCATCTTCCCAACAACCATATTCAGTTATAGCATCCAATAAGAACTTACTAACAACACTAACCACATTCATCTTGTCTAATATCCTTTTAGTAGGCTTAAACACTTTATAAGTAATCTCTACAGGTGTTTGTATATGTCGACCCTCTAACTGCTCTCTAAGTAGCTCTAAATACAGTTTCTTAGCTTGTCCATTAACAGAATGATGTAAGTTTCTATACACATTCATATTTAAAGCTATACGTCTATCTTTTTTAGTCTTTCTTGGTATTATGACGTGTAAAGGAGAAATTATCTTATGAACCATTATAACTTCATTAATTCATTAATAGCTGTATGACCACCAATAACAACACCACAACCAATAGCAGGTTTCTTACCCGCCTTAGCGTAAGCCATAGCATAGCTCTCGTGATTTATACCACAACCAACTTGCATACCAAATACTTTGAATTTAGCACCTACAACCCATTCCGTATAAACTTGAGTGTGTAAATGCCCTTGAACGGTAGACATCATATCTCCCTTACACTTAGTACGAGCTGTACCAGCTTCTCCGTGAATGTACTGAACATTGTCCAATACGTATCTTTCTAAAAAAGTCCAATTAGGGGTGTTTAGCACTTCATCGTAGGCTCTAACCCATTTCTTAGGTATGCCACCAGTTTGTGCTTTACGCATTATTATTCTATCGTGATTACCTATAGTAACAATAGCTTTTGGAAATGCTTTGTACCATCTTGATATTCTCTCAATAGCTAAATCTAATTCATCTCCACCACCTAAACCATCAGCAGAGGTTTCGTGATAACTTGAATAGTGATTATCTATTATATCTCCAATAAAAATAACCTTGTTGCAATTATACTTTGCGTAAACATCTTTACAATGTTTTAAATAACCATCTAAACAAAAAGGTTCGTGTAGGTCTCCTATAACAAGAACTCGGCTCTCATTGCTTACAATGTTCTTATAAGCTTTTAGGACATTACCTTTAAGTCTGGGTCTGAAGTCTTTGTATGTTTTCATACCGAAATATAACATATATACTTCGGTATAAAAAACTAACTATAAAAAATATTTATTAACAATTAAAAATCATTGATACTATCTATGATAGGTAAACCACTATTATCTAATTTAAAATCGAATGATTCAAATGGTGTGTTTCTGCTTCTTTTACAATTAACAGTTATACAACCAATCTTATTTTCATCTCTTTCTAATTCAATCTGGGTCTCTGCCTTCTTCTCTAAGAAGCTACCTAAATGCCCTGTTGGCTTAGAACTTCCGTGATTACTATGAATAACAGTTACTATATGGCAATGATATACAGATGTCCAAGTCATAATCTTTTGTACAATTAGATTACATTCCTCTAAATTATTTGCATCACTAACTAAGTCAGCTACACCATCTATAATTACCAAGCCTATTTCTTTTCCTTCTTCTGATAAAGTCCTTAAATAGTAATCTATAAAATCTATTCTACTTTG